AGTACTATGGATAATTTACATTACGATGGGGGAACATATTATAATTCCCAAGACAAAAAAATAATAAGTGAAATATGTAATACTGAAATATTACCAAATAAACAAAAATATGAGACCATGATAAAACTGATACAAGAGATGTCAGAGACATATTCCAAAGCAGGAAACAGTGTATGCTTTATATTAAAAGACGAATATGACTATGAATAAGATTTTATTTAACGGAGATAGTAAGATTGAACTACAAAAGGTTCAGGACAATAGTGTAGATATGTTATGTACCGACCCACCCTACGCTTATTCTTTTATGGGTAAATCGTGGGATAAGACACTACCTGATACTCAGATATGGAAAGAAACTTTTAGGGTGTTAAAAGAGGGTTCTTTCATTTGTGTAATGGCAGCACCACGAACTGATGTATTGTGGAGGATATGTAGGGATTTGGAGGAAGCGGGATTTGATATGTCCTTTACTAATATTGAGTGGGTATACCATAATGGCTTTCCTAAGGCTAGTGATACATCAAAACAAATAGATAAAAGGTTGGGGGTAGATAGAGAGGTTGTTAGAAAAAAGAAAAGTGGTTCAACAAGTAGAGCATATCAAAGTGAGGAACAAACAACATCTGGAGTTCATTATGAGACTAAAAGTAATACTGATTTAGGACAAAAATACGAAGGAAGTAAATTAGGCTTTCAACCTAAACCAGCACGAGAAATAATAATAGTGGGTATGAAACCATTTAAGGAAAAATCATACATAGACAAGGTATTAAACTTTGAGGAACTACCAGAGAATATCCAAAGAACATACCCATTAATACAGACACCAAAACCATCAAAGAAAGAAAAAGATATGGGGTTAAGTGATAATATACCACTTAAACAAAGAGCATGGTTGTCTCCACAAAGTAGAACAACAAGTGAAGATTATACTAAAGTATCGCCAGGACACGAAAGATGGCTCACACAACCAAAAAGAAACTCACACCCCACCATTAAACCGATTAAGTTGATGAGTTATTTAATAACCTTATTTACAAGGGAAGGAGATTGGGTATTAGACCCGTTTATGGGTAGTGGGACAACAGGACTGGCTTGTAAGTTATTGAATAGAAACTTTATTGGTATAGATTACGAGGAGGAGTATTTTAACATCGCAGAGGAACGATTGGAAGTATCAAGAGAAGAACTCATAAAGACATTAAAGATAAAGGTTCAAGGTGAATTATTCTAAAGGTATAACTTGGTTTGACGATTGTAGAATACCATTTGTTGATGAAAAAGTCCCCCGATTGAATGTATCATACGAACATAAAACCAATAATAATTTTGGTGGGGGTAATGATAAAAGATATGGAACATCAACTCAAAGTGTAAGTGAAGGACAAGGTAGATTTCCTGCCAATCTGTTATGTAGTGATGATGTGTTAAATGATGGGAGTAGATACTACGATATAGATAAATGGTTTGACAACCTATTAGAAAATAATATTTATTGATAAGTACAACAGAACAATATGCCGTTTAAGAAAGGACAATCAGGAAACCCCAAAGGTAGACCAAAGGACAGTAAGAATTTAACTACAGAAGAGATTAGGTTAGCATTCAAGGAACTAATAGAGAGTTCATTACCTGACATTCAGAAGTGGTTACAACAGGTTGCAGCAGACAATCCAAAAGAAGCATTAAAGATTGTTGAAGCTTATTCTGATTTCATACTTCCAAAACTACAAAGAACAGAACTCAGTGGTGGGGGTGATAAACCTTTGACAAAAGTAGTATTTGATTTTGGAACAGAAGCTAGTAGGAATAATACCGACGAAGAAACAACAGGAGATAATACAAGGGATAAGAAGTCCTCATAAGTATCATGTCGTTGCAATAGGTCGTCAATCAGGAAAGTCATTACTGGCGATGAACCTAGTACTTGACTGGTCAATTAATAATCCCTTATCTACCATATTATGGGTCTCCCCCGTTTATAGTCAAACGACAAAAGTTCAGAAGGAGATATTCAAAGCAATAGTTGACACGGGTATTGTGGAGAGTTGTAATTACTCAGAGAACATAATATCATTAAAGAACGGGTCAGAAATCATATTTAGGAGTGCAGAACGCTACGATAATATTAGAGGTTATACTATTGATTATTGTATTATTGATGAGGCTGCTTTCATCAAAGAGGAAGCGTGGACAGAAGCAATAAAACCTACCCTATTGGTAAGGGGAAAGAAGTGTTTATTTCTATCTACCCCCAAAGGTAAGAACTGGTTTTATAACTTATATCAGATGGGGTTATCAGATAGTTATAACGAATATAAGAGTTATAAGGGGACATCTATGGACAATCCCTATGCCGATGTTAAGGAGATAGAAGATAGTAGAAAGACACTACCTGAAAATGTGTTTAGACAGGAATATCTTGCTGACTTTATAGAAGGTGGAGGGGAAGTCTTTAATGGTATCAAAACATTTGTTGAATACCCCTCACCAAAAGGTAGAATGTATTGTGGTATTGACTTGGGTAGACAAGAAGATTATACAGTTGCAACCTTTATGGATGAGAAGGGGGATGTAATAGAAATATACAGAGATAGACAAACTGAATGGACAAAGATAATAGACAACATAGTTAGGTTATTGAAGAAACATAAAGCTGAAGCAATAATTGAGGTGAATAGTATTGGTGATGTAATCTATGAACAACTCAAAAAGAAATACAATAAGATAGACCCCTTTGTAACCAACAATAAATCAAAACAGGAAATCATAGAAGGTCTTATATTGGACTTTAATGAGGGGAACCTATACATACCATCAGAAACTCTATTTGGTCCCTTATATAACGAATTACAATCGTTTACATATGAATACTCACCAAAGACAAGAGCAATCAAATATGGAGCTCCAACAGGTCTTCACGATGACTGTGTTATGTCATTAGCAATAACCAACTATGCAAGGAAGACAAAGAAGAATAGGGGGTCATACAATTGGATAAAATAATATATTTAGAGATATGTATACACTTGTAATAAAAGAGAATGAATATAAGGTTCCTGATTATCTGACAATAGATAAATGGTCTGAGGTGAACAAGTATGATATTAGAATGAAATTTACATGGGATAGGGTAATATCAATTATAATGGATATACCACAAGATGATGTTGAGTTAATACCTGAGAATACAAAAGAACTTATCATGTTGATGGTTACAACATTACTCAACCCATTATTATTGATACATCATAAAGAAGTGGGGGGTGGAAAGTATATAGACTTAAACTCGGTTACATTAGGTAAGTTCATAGATATTGAATTACAAATTGCTGATGGTGTACAAAAGAATTTAAAAACTATAGTTGAATTACTATATGAAACAAAAATAGATAATGATATATCTATAAAGAAAGTATTGGGGGGAGTTAATCACTACCTCAAATGGAGGGATAGTATATTTACTGGTTATAAGAATTTATTTTTGATTAATAATGATGATGGATATGCTGATAGTGATGATTTTTATAAGACAACTGTGGAAGATATTAAACATAGTTGGTTTGAGATAATCATGTTATTGGCAAATGAGGACATATTGAAAATGGATGAGGTTACATCACAATCGGTTATTAAATCATTTAATTGGTTAGCATGGCATAAAGACAAACAACAAAAAGAATTAGAAAGACAGAATGACCTACAAAGAAATCATAGACATATTTAAACGAAAGGTTCAAGGACATTTCTTTATTAATGAGTTTGGATATGGGGACATTTCAGATATAATGACCCCCGATGATAATAAATCACCATACTACCCTTATGTCTTTCTCAATCCTGTTAGTGTTACTGGTGGAGATAGAGTAAGCACATTTAATTTCAACCTCATCTGTATGACACAATCAAGAGAGGATGAACAAAGTATTATCAGAAACCAAAGTGATTGTATTGATAATTTAAGAGATGTAATCGCAAGGGTTAATAATACACTTAATGACCCTATGGTTGAAATAAGTAATACCTTTACATTTACTCCATTCAAGGAAAGGTTCCAAGATGATGTTGTTGGTGCCAGTTGTAATATAAGTGTCACATATCCAACACAATTGGATGCATGTAATTCACCAATTGCTGACCCCTCATATTGTCTTGTCGCAAGAGACTTTAGTAAATCTATTGATACAGATTTATATAATGGAACATACAAATGGGGAGGATGGGGATATTGGAAATGGACTGAAGATGTATACCAGGGACTTGATACAACTTATTGGGAATTTGTATGTGATACTAGATATGGATACTTTGTTAAGGATGAACCATATATAAATGAAATTA